TGGTCAAACAGAGTTAGCTGCAACTCCCGCAGATACAGATGAGTTTTTAATATCAGATGCAGGTACAATAAAAAGAATAGATTTTAGTCACATAAAAGGACAAGGAAAAATTGCACAAGTAATATCAGGAACAACCACTACATCCGTTTCAGTAAGTGGTAATAATACTTACGTTGATACAGGTCTTACAGCGTCAATAACACCTTCAGCTACAAGTAGTAAAATTTTAATTTTATTGAGCCAAGCTGTAAAATTAAGTTCTAATAATGGCACTAATGAAAACCAAGGTAATTTAAAATTATTAAGAGATAGCACTAATATTTTTGAAACACCTAATAATTCAGATTTAAGAGTTAGTGCTGACTATAACTCAAATAATGAATTAATAATAGGAATGAGGCAAGCTGTAAATATTTTAGATACTCCAAGCACTACATCTGCAATCACTTACAAAACACAATTACAAAAAAGATATGGTGTAGCGGCAATCGCTCAAGATAGCAGTTCACCATCACACATTATATTAATGGAGGTACTAGCATAATGATTACAAAAATAGATGCTTTAGTAAAATTAAAACCTAATGCTGACTGGACTTGGGTAGGAGATAGTTATGATGGTTTAGAATGGCAAGACACAGAACAAACAAAACCAACTGAAAAAGAAATTACAGACAAACAAACAGAACTACAAAATGAATATAATGGATTAGCATATGCTAGAGCAAGAAAAGCATCTTATCCGTCTCTTCAAGAATTTGCAGAAGCATATTGTGAAAAAGAAATAGGCGGAGACTCTACAAAATGGGATGCTTATAAGATTGCTTATAACAAAGTAAGAACAGATAATCCAAAGGAGTAAACATGGCACTTAGTACAATAGGAACAAATGGTATAGCAGACAGTGCAGTAACTGCAGCTAAAGCAACAGGCTTTGGTAAAATAGGTCAAATAATACAAACTAACACATCAACATCTTTATCAAGCAGTTCTGATAGTTATGTAGATTTATCAGGATTTACTTTTAATTTTACACCAACTGCAACTACTTCAAATGTTTACATAATTTGTAGTATAGCTACGGGTATGGATAATCATGCATCTCATGAAACTGCCTCTGTTCTTAAATTAGTTAGAGATAGTACAGATTTAAAAGAGATTACATTAGTAAGTAATTATGGAAATTGGATGGAAGGAAATTATTCTTTTATTTTTTATGATACTGCCATTTCTACAACTTCACAGGTGACCTACAAATTTCAGGCAAAAAGAATAAATGGTGGACAAACTTTTAAATATAATTCTGGATACTCGGGTGCTAACAGTTATAAAACATCTGAGATGACAGCTATGGAGATATTAGCATGACAAATATAGACAAATTTTTTAGTGCTATAGAAACTCTTAAATCAGGAGTTCAATGCACAGTCGAGGGTGATGTTACCTCTCAAGATGATTTTAACAACAATATAAAATGGAACACAGGGGTGGATGGCGAAAATGCTATTGTTTCATCAACTTGTCCTCATTCAGAAATTACATGGACAAAAGTAAAAACGGAGATGGATAAATTATAGGAGGATAGATGAGTAAGACACAGATACCAACAAATGGAATAGCAGATGATGCAGTAGGTAATACTAAACTAGACCTCACTGCAAATTATGCTTTTACAGGCACTATTACTGGTGCAGGAGGAATGGTTTTAGTGGATAGTGGTAATGGTACAAGTGCATCAAATTTAAGTATTCAAAGTAAATTCACTTCTACTTTTACAAATTATAGATTATTTGGTACATTTACACCAGTTGCTGATGGTAACGATTTAAAAGGCAGATTAATGATTGGGTCGTCTGCTTCGTCAGATAGTGAATACAGATATAGAGTTAGAAGTTGGAGAAGAAATTCATCTTCTAATGATGAGGGAAATCAAACTGGATGGGGAGCGGACCATTTTAGATTAAATACATCTGGTATAAGTAATAATACACAGTTTGGTTGTAATGTAGTCTTAAATATTTTTAATCCTTTAACACAATCATCTACAAATACACCTAATGATTGTCATATCATGGGTGAAACTTTTGCTTACGCTGATAATGGTTATATTAGTAGGTCATCTCTTGGAGTGAATTATCAAACATCAAGTAATTTTGATGGTATAAGATTTGAGTTTTCAAGTGATAATATTGCAAAATATAACTATTCTTTATTTGGAATAACGGGGTCATGATGTCAAAATTATATAAACATATTAATGGTACACCAGTCGAAATGACGACTGAAGAGGAAGCAGCTACAAGAGCTGAATGGAAAAAATGGGAGGATGAATCCGCCACAAGGAAACTTGCAAAAATAAGAGATATAAGAAATTATAAATTACAAGAAACAGATTACATGGCGAACTCTGATTACACCATGCCAAATGATGTAAAAACATGGAGACAAACTATGCGAGATATTCCTGCTAATTATACAACTGAAGCAGAGTATGATAAGTTACTAGCAACAGATGAAAACGGAAATTTAACTCATGAGGTATGGAGTAAATAATGGCATACATAGGACAATCAATTAAAAACGGAACCTTCAGTGTCTTAGACAC